ATGTCGGGCTCGCTGATCTCGCCGTCGTCTGGCAAAGAGTCGGGAACTGCACTGAACACTCGCATCACAGCCCGCACTGCAACGCTGAACCAGATTGCGCTGACGGGAGCTCTTGGACTTCAAAAGATCCTGCGTCTGATCGCACGTTGGCTCGGTGAAGATCCGAACGAGGTTGAGGTCATCCCGAACATTGAGTTCGCAGACTTTGAGCTCGGTGGAGCAGAGCTTGTCCAGCTGATGACCGCGAAGGCGCAGGGAGCTCCGCTGTCGCTCGAGAGCATCCATGCAATCATGGTGGAGCGTGGAATCACGAAGTTCACGTACGAAGACGAAAAGGGCATCATGGAAGAGGAAGCCGCGAACTCCTTCGACGATGGAACAGGTGGGATAGAAATGGGTCCGATCGATCAAGAGGACGATCAGAACGCTGATCCAACCGACGACACCGAGGAAGAGGAAGATGCCGACGTCTAACGAGCAACTGTTCAATTCCATGTTGCGTCACCAGACGTACCTGCTCAGGTACTCTGCTGGCGTTCGGAATGCTATGCTCGAAGAACTCCGGAAGTCGCAGGATGACATCCTGGACATAGTGCGCGGACTGAACTACAAGGATGGACTGAACACTCCGAAGGCATGGAAGAAACTTGAGCGTGCACTTGAACGCATCGCCAAGAAGAGAGGCGAGGTTTGGACTGGTGCGATCTCCTCACTGAAAGCGGACATGAAAGCTCTTGCAAAGGCGGAGCCGAGGTTCGCAATCAATCAGTTGAAAGAAGCTCTGCCAGTCAAGATTGATCTGGGAGTCCCGAAGGCCGTTGATCTCACTGCGGCGATCACACGACCTTATCAGGGCAAGACTCTTGCTCAGTGGGCAACGAAGATGAGATCTGACGATCTTGGTCGGCTTGCCTCTGTGATCCAGGGAGCGATGAGTTCGAACTCGTCTGTGATCAATGCCGTGAAAGGTGCGTTCTCCACTACTGCAAATCAAATTGATTCTGTTGTTCGCACGTCAACGACAAGCATCGCATCAAGAGCTCGCACAGAAACGCTCAAGAACAATGACGAGCTTGGCACGGAAGAGTTCGTCGCTGTCCTTGATGCGGGCACGACGTTCATATGCGCTTCCAACAACGGACGCCTGTTCGCAGTGGGTCGTGGACCAGAACCTCCGTTGCATTTCGGTTGTCGCTCAATCAGGATCATGGTGCTCGCAAGAGCGCTGCTGAAGGACAAGGAACTGCTTCCAGAGACAGAGCAGGCTCTGCTCAAAGACTTCACGAAGGATCATGGCCTGGATCTTGTGAAAACAAGAGATCAATTGCCACATGGATACAAAGGTCGTTTTGACAAGTGGGCTCCTCAGCGTGTCAGTGGAATGATCGGAGCTCCTGTTGAAACGACGTCGTATGGAGCTTGGCTGAAGACGCAGTCGGCTGCATTCCAAGTTGACACGTTGGGTCCGGCGAGGGCCGCTCTGTTCCGAAAAGGAGGCCTGAGCCTTGACAAGTTCGTCAGTCGAAATGGCGACGCGCTCACACTTGAACAAATACGTGAAAGGTCACCCGGTGCCTTTAGAAAAGCCGGTCTTTAAAGCGAGGAGAATCACATGAAGCTCAAGGCTGTATACGAAAACCAAGAAGATATTCCAGAAGGCTATGCCGATCTTTTCACCGAGAAGTCCGGCAAGTGGATCTTCACTGGAGTTGAAGGAATCAAGACTCAGGCCGACGTTGACACGTTGTCCACTGCTCTTGCGAAGGAGCGCAAGGATCACAAGGCCACGAAGGACAAGCTCGCCACGTTCGGTGACCTGGATCCGGAAGAAGTCCACACGAAGCTTGATCGCATCGCTGAACTTGAAGCCGCTGCCGGAGACAAGATCGACGAAGCGAAGATCAACGAGATCGTTGAAGGTCGCGTCAAGACCAAGCTCGCTCCAATTGAGCGTGAACTCAAGAAGGCGAAGGATGAACTCACCGAGCGCGATGCCAAGATCACAGAGTTCACGCAGAAGGAACGCAATCGCATGATCAGCGATGTCGTCACGAAGGCGGCACGCGAGTCCAAGGTTCGCCCAGAAGCGATCGAAGATGCACTGATGCTCGCCGAGCGTGTCATGGACATTGATGAAGCTGGCAACGTCGTGACGAAGGACGGAGTCGGCGTGACTCCTGGAATCGATCCTGCGACGTGGTTGACGGAAATCCAGGACAAGCGTGCTCACTGGTGGCCGGAATCGTCTGGTGCCGGTGCACTTGGCAACAAGGGCAATTTGAACGGAGGCACGAATCCGTTCACAGCCGAGCACTGGAACATGACCGAGCAAGGTCGTATCTTCAAGGAAAATCGTGCTCGTGCAGAGCAACTCGCAAAGTCTGCAGGAACAACGATCGGTGGTCAGAAGCCAGCCGCGAAGAAGTGAATCTGACTTGCTCATTACGCTGCGCCGTGCTATGCTTGCCACGCGCGCAGCGTGATGCTTCGCCTTCCCTCGTTTCAGAGGCGTGATGCCTCCTCTCAAAGTTCCTAGTTCGCGTCGTCCATGGGGATGTCGCGGTTTTCTTAAACCGCCTCAACTCTCAATGGAGGAATTATCATGGCGGCTGGTGTAACCCGAATCGCGGACGTCGTAGTCCCCGAAATCTTCACTCCGTACGTCCAGAACCTCACCGTCCAGAAGTCGGCACTCATCGCTTCCGGTGCAGTCGTTCAGGACGCTGCCCTGTCGGCGAAGCTCGCTGGTGGCGGCCTCACCTTCAATCAGCCTTCCTGGAAGGACCTCGACGACGATGCCGAAAACATCTCGACCGATGATCCGGGAGTCGAAGCCTCGCCGAACAAGATCGGCACGCTGACCGAGATCCAGGTTCGCCTGAATCGCAACCAGTCCTGGTCCTCGATGGATCTGGCGGCAGTTCTGGCAGGCGCTGACGCGATGGAATCCATCGCAAATCGCGTGTCCGACTACTGGACGCGTCGTTTGCAGGGTGCTCTGATCGCAACCGTGCGTGGTGTGTTCGCACAGAACGCACTCGCACTTCCGGTCAACGCCGTGCAGAACGACATGACCATCGACATCAAAGGTGCCGGCTTCGTTGACGGCACCACGAACTTCGACACCGAAGCGTTCATGGACGCACAGCAAACGATGGGCGATGCCCAGAGCTCGCTGAGTCTCGTGATGGCTCACTCGGTCGTCAAGAACCGCATGGACAAGCTCAACCTGATCGACTACCTGCCGGATTCGGAAGGTCGTCCGATCGCGTCCTATCGCGGCATGACCCTGATCGTCGACGACTCGCTGCCGAACACGGCAGGCGTCTTCGAGACGTGGATCTTCGGCAACGGTGTCATCCACCTCGGCACAGCGACGCCCGACACCGCAACGGAAATCAAGCGTGAAGCTCTCGCTGGCAACGGCTCCGGCCAGGACATCCTGATCAATCGTGTTCAGTGGTGCATCCATCCGGAAGGTCACGCATACGTCGCCGCTGCTCCTGCAGGTGGTCCGTCCAACGCGGCAACTGCACCGAACCTCGCGCATTCCGCGTCGTTCAACCGCGTCTGGCCCGAGCGCAAGCAGATCAAGATCGCGCGCCTGATCACTCGCGAGTTCTAACGAGCGAGGGAGCTTCGGCTCCCTCCTCCTTACTGGGAGAAGATCATGGCGACACCGCGACTTCAGCGTGTCCGACACAGAGCGTTCGCTCGCGTGCGTCATTCGCGCAATCTCAGCGCGTGGATTTCTGCACAGGCGACTCGCCTTGAGGTCACGACAACAGCAATCTTCAATCTCCTGCTCGCTGGTTCATCGGCGGAGGACATCGAAGCCACACCTGATCCATAGTAATTCGAGGAGAACCGTATGACGAAGACGAAAGCAAAGGTCAAGCCTTCGGAAGACAATTCCGCAAGGGTGGAAGAGCTCGAAGAGTTGATCCAAGACTCCGAGACCTCCATGAATTCGGCACTGGAAGCGCTGAACGAAGCCAAGGAAGAGTATGAAGCAGCGTGCAAGAATCACGCGGCCCTTTGTGACGAACATGCGAAGCTCTGTCCCAAGAAGAAGGACACGGCGATCACTGACTTCATTGCTGCTCGCCGGAAAGCCTTTGACAAAAGGTTCAAGGCTGCGACGACCGAGGAAAAACCTTCAGAGGTCGACTCGGACAAGAAGTGACTTAATGAGACCGACTGGATTAGGTAATGTCGCGTGACTCTCCTCGCGTTACAGGGCGATCTGGTCGGTCTCTTCATATAGGAATTTCGCAATGTCAGGTCTCAAAGAAAACGGAGGAACAGTTCGCGCAGAAACACACATAAGAGAAAACTTCTACATGGGGAAGGTCATTGCATGGGCGTTCGGCATTATAGGAACGCTGATGGCAGTCGGGATAATTCAACTGGTCGGATCGCTGAACAGCATCAACCAAACACTTTCCAGGCTTGATGAAAGATACATTGGTCAGCAGGCCGCAATCATCGAACTTCGTTCAAGTCTCGGTGATCGCTACACAAAGACTCAGGCTCTTAGTGATCACGCGCTGATTGAGCGCGACCTAAAAGACCATGAGAAGAGAATTTCAAGCATTGAGAAGAATGGGACTCGACAATGAGCACTTCACGCGGAATTCGCAACAACAATCCAGGCAACATCGATCACAATCCTGCGAACAAGTGGCAAGGATTGGCGTCGCCTCCGTTGGAGCGAGGTGTGAAGAATCCGAGGTTTGCTCGCTTTATCTCGCCTGAGTACGGAATCCGCGCGATTGCAGTTCTGCTCACAACGTATCAGGACAGAAACGGATGTGACACCATTCGCAAGATCATTGGCCGGTGGGCTCCTCCGACTGAGAACAAGACGGTGTCATACGTGAACATCGTTGCGTCCGCTGTCGGTGTTCGTCCTGATGATCAAATTGACGTGCATGATTATTCGATCATGCGCCCTCTTGTTGAAGCGATCATCAAACATGAAAATGGAAATCAGCCTTATCCGGCGTCCAAGATCAATCAGGCGCTCCACATGGCAGGCATCGCTCCGAAGGGCGCTGTCGAGAAGACTGTCTCTTCGACTTCTTCGAAAACTGTCCAAGGCGCGGTAGTCACTGGCACGGCAGGTGTCATCGCTGCGACCGAGCAGGTTGTCAGTATTGCGAAGGAAACGAGTTCGGGTCTTGCTCCTGGGTCGATCATCGGCATCATTCTGATGGTGATCATTCTCGCGGGAACAGCGTATACGATCTGGGCTCGCCTGAAGACGAAGAAGGAAATCGGCGCATGATCACGACGCAGTGTAACGCGCCACAGGGCCGGGCCAGCGTGGGCGCGGCTACCCTAGCGGGCTATGCGTGCGCGTGTGCCCTGTGCGCGTGTGCGCTGCATGTGGCCTATGTAGCAGGGTGCTCGCCATGCTGACCCTACTGAAGAAGTTCTGGGATTCAATCACACTCTACGTGATCATCGCGCTCGCCGTGATTGCAGCGTATTTCGGGATCACCGGGAAGTTTGCGAAAGCTCGTGCCGCTCGAGAGAAGGGCAAGCGTCAGCAGGCCGAATCCACTGGTCATCTTTCCGAGGCTCGCAGGGAGGTCGCAGAAGCCTCT